GCTGAAAAAACACGTTGTAATCATAATTTTTATAAATTAAGTAAATTGAAGTATCACACGTGTAAAATGGTATATAAAAAATTATCATCGAGTGCACTTGGTGATAATGATTTGAAACTTTTACCTATTCCTGGTCGATTTGTTTTTGATTTATTCCACGAGGTTAAGAAGGGGTATAAACTCGATTCGTATAAGCTCGATAACGTTTCTAAATTATATCTCGGTGATCAAAAAATTGATATGCCAGCCAAAGAGATGTTCGCACGTTTTGTTGAGGAAGATCCCGTAAAATTGCGTGAAGTTGCCGAATATTGTATTAAGGATACTTTACTCCCACATAGATTACTTTCAAAATTGTGTACACTTATTAATTTATTGGAGATGGCAAAAGCAACATGGGTTCCCTTATCTTATTTGGTTGAGCGTGGACAACAAATAAAAGTTTTTAGTCAATTAACTAAAAAAGCGCGGGAAATGGGGTACCTCGTACCAACAATTGCTTGGGGTGAGGGTATGGTTGATGGTTATGAGGGTGCTACTGTTCTCGAGGCTCAGAAAGGTGCGTATTATACACCTATAACAGCTTTAGATTTTGAAGCTCTTTACCCATCTATTATGATGGCACACAACCTTTGTTATTCAACTTTGATTATGAATCCCAAGTATGAAGATAAGGAAAGGTACCCCGATTTGGAAATAGAGACGTTTGGTAATTTTAAATTTGTTCAGAATGTACCTAGTCTTTTACCTAGTATTCTTACCGAATTGAAACAGTTTAGAAAACAGGCTAAAAAAGATATGGCAAATTCATCTGGATCACTTAAACAAATGTATAATGGTAAACAATTGGCTTATAAAGTATCAATGAATTCGGTGTATGGTTTTACGGGTGCTTCTAAGGGAATGTTACCTTGTGTACCAATAGCATCGTCTGTAACGCGAAAGGGTCGAATGATGATTGATGATACAAAAAAATATGTCGAGGAGAATTTTCCTGGTGCAAAGGTGAGATATGGAGATACGGACTCTGTTATGGTTGAATTTGATGTAGGTGATCGTAAAGGTGAAGAGGCAATTAAGTATAGTTGGGAACTTGGTGAGAAGGCTGCTTCTGAGTGTACACATTTGTTTAAAAAACCAAATAATCTCGAACTTGAAAAAGTGTATTGTCCATATTTTTTGTATTCAAAGAAAAGGTATGCGGCGAAGCTTTGGACACAAGGTAAAGATGGAAACATGAATATGGATTATATTGACGTGAAGGGTCTTCAACTCGTAAGGCGAGATAATACACCTCACATGAGAGAGGTCTGTAAAGAGTTACTTGATGTTGTTTTGGAGAGTAGTGATACAGGGCCACCAAAAGCCCTAGCTTTACAAAGAGCTATTGAATTATTAGAAGGTGACGTTCCTAATGAAAAGTTAATACTTTCACAACAATTGGGCGATTCGTATAAATCGGAAAATTTATCACATGTCCAAGTTCGTAATAAAATGCGCGAACGTCAACCCGGTTCCGAACCTCAATCCGGTGATAGAGTACCTTATATTCTTATTAAAACACATGATCCACGTGCAAAAGCATATGAAAAAGCAGAGGATCCTAAATACGTTATGGATAATAATTTACCAATAGATTACCCGTATTACTTCCTTAATAAGTTTATTAATCCAGTGTGTGATTTGATTGAACCGTTATTTGATGATCCTAAAGAGGAGATTTTTGGTGAACTTATAACACGAGCAAAACCAAATCGACGTAAACAAATTGTTGATGATCCTAAACAAAGAAAAATATCAGACATGTGGAAGGTAATTAAAAAGTAGGATATATTAGATAATAAGTCACATGGGTTTTCATATATATTCGACACCTCACGATAAGGATATAGAAGATGTATTAGATGTTTCTATAAAAAAACAAACTATTGAAAGGCTATATGATATATATGAAGACATCAGTTCTAATATTCGACGTATAACTTTTGATAAAATAGTTGACGGTTCAATGTTTAAACTTGAATTATTGAAGATTAAGGAGGGTGGTTGTAATAATGATTATAAAGTTAAACGTGTTACTAAAACTAAATTACCAAAAAAGTTAGTGGATCCAATAAAAGAATATAGCGAAGTTAAAATAATGGATAATGTTTATAAAGATTTGGAAAATTGTGCATTAAAAATACACGTAAAACCCAATGAATTCCATCCGTATTACGAACAGTATCATTATGATAATAAGGGTAGACCAAGATGTCGTGGCGTAACAAAAGGTGGTGTGTGTATATGTAAGCGCGTGGATATTAATGAAAAGTATCTTTGTGGATTACACGTGGATCAAAAGATAAATTTACACCCAGTTATGGATATGACATTTATTAAATTAAATACTAAAACGGATAAAACTAATAAACCTATTAGTTTAGGTGGTTTGACAATGTAATAAAAGTGGTTTAAAGCTTAAAATACATTTTTAATAAGATGAATAAATCGGATATCTTATTACATTCTATAGATTCCTTTTATCAAGTTTCTACTAACAGAGATGCTCTTAATCAAATACTAACAAAAACCGGTGGTATTTCTCTTAGAAACCTCGAGTGGTTTATAACAAATTATTCTAAAAAAAATAACTTATCTTATAAAACTGGTGATGGTAAAATATTTAGTGTTCACTGTGCTTATAAATCAAGTTTAGACGGGTATAGTAAAAAATTATTCGATCCATTCTGTAGATCAAAAAAGATAAATTATGTTATACCCGGGACAACTGATGAAATTAGCACAACTGTAGCACAGTTAAATTTCATCAGATGGTGTATTAAAAATAATATAATTGATTATATTCGTGATCATAAAAAACAATTATTTAATAAGCATAATTCATGAAACCATTTTCAAAAGTAAATGTTTGGTAACCAACGTAATAAATGTGTAATGTATACGTTTTTGTTAGACCTTCTTTCATTTTTATGTTTAATTTAGTTCTATTTGAACGTAAATTTGTAAAATCTAAACTTCCCGATGACTCCACATTAACCGGATTCATCGAGAAAGTATATGTATATATGTTCCTGAAAGGTCTAGATAAACGACTCGTAAAAGGCACTATATATTTATAATATTTATGATCACTATCTTGTAAACCTGGTAAATCTTCACCATTAACGTAAAGTTTTGCGCTACTCATAGGTGGATTGTAAAACTCATTTTCAATTGTAGATGTCATACTAGATGAAAAATTAAATCGATTTTGGTAATAATATTCTGCGTCGGGTGTAGTGTTAGTTTGAGAAGATTCTCGTGATACATTTTCGTTTTCAAAATCTGTATTTCTGAGAAACCAGTTTATAGTTTTAACGGGTATATTTGGAACGAGATCTATATTAGCTTCTTTCATATCCGATGTTATTTCTAAACTTGGGTGTTTTTTAATAATATCGGTAATGAACGTATATTTTTTATTTTTAATAAATGTTCTTTCACTTGGTTCTATTGTTATTTCTTCCGTTATTATATCAAATGAGTTTACAGTTAAAGTAGATGGTTCATCCGTAAAAAAGGATTGTGGTTGAAATTCGAATTCGAATTCAATTTCTTGTTTATGAATAGCACATAATGGAAAGTATGGTCTATTTGGTTTATTTGTTTCATATTCATCGTTTTCATATTTTCTAGAAAAGAAAAATGGTATTGGTATAAATAATTCGGATGTGTATTGTCCCAAATCTATATTACCTTGACTAATCGTGGATGTATCTTCAGCTATATTCCTGTTTAGTGTATACCTTTTTGTTCTTTTTTCCGATTCGTCTAAATATAATTCATCGTAAATTATACCCCAATCCATATTGAATTTTTCAACTATAATTTCGTCTACACGCATAGTTACAGATTTAAATATATGACGACCAAGTTGATCTGCGTAAGTATAATGACCTGAAGATACACGTGGCATTTTTATAGAAACGTACATGTTTGATAATAAGTCACCCATATTTCGTGGTTTAAATTTTACTTTTATAGACTTGTTGAATGGCCACGATGAATTAGCATCATCTGGTTTCGATACTTTTGTATTTCTATGAAATTTTATAAAATTAGAGTGTTGTTTTAAATCGTATTTAAAGAATGATTTATGAGGATCTTTATCGATAAGATATGTATCTTGTTTTCCTATAGCATTTAAAGAAACTATAGATCCTGTGTCTGGACCAGATACGTCACACATACTAATAAGTACTTATATATTTTTTAAATATATTTATACTATATTAATTCTGTTCCATTTTGACATTTTAATGCATATTTTTTTAAATTTTCAAACCAATAAAATAATTCGTCTGAAGATATAGAAAGTGTTTTTCTATTCATATTTAACATTCCGCATTCTCTTAAACGCAATTCTTCTATACTTGGTTTTCTATAAAATTTAAAACACGAATAACATGTTCTTCTCATTTTAGATTTAATGTATTTATAATACGTTTCATTGTTTGTTAAAAATAATGGTTTTATTTTTTTATATTTTCTAATTATAATTTTTTCGTCAGAACTTTCTGATTTTATATAAGGTTTTAAAGGGTTTTTGCATAAATAACATAAACCTTTACATTTAATATACATAAAAGATATATACGTTATTCTTTTATGTCCATTGATTATTATAACACCGTAATAAATCCAGATGGTTTACCTGTATTAGGTATAAATAATAATGTTGAAAAACCACCCCCTTTACCTAATCCACAAACACACACCGAGACAGAACCAGATTCATCAATTGAAAATAGACGTGCGATAACAGTTGAAATACGTTCAGTCTATAAATTATTTTCAACTTTTATGTTCTCCTTGACATTTTCTTACTTTTTATTATTTCCTTTTGGGTACGTAAATACGGTAGATTTGATAATGTCTATAATTTCTCATTATTACGTGTTTAATAATGATGTTAAGTTTTTATCAATTCACACGATATATCTTATTTTAAGATTTGGTATAGCTATTTATTTAAAGTTTATTGAATATTTAGGGTATTATTTTGTATATTCTTTTATAAATACGTGTACAATTATAACCTTAGTCAGTGATCATAATAATATTATTAGATCAGAATTTCAAAGAAGACTTGATAATGTTGTATGACCAAAAAGATTTGGAAATAGCTAAGGGTTTATATAAAAATCACGATGAAAAATGTGAACGATTTGCGAGAAGTATTCATAAACTTAGAGAATCTCGCAAACAGTACGATGATAAAAGAGAAAAAAGTAAAATTATATTTTTGGAAAATGCACCCGAGAAAAGTTTGAATACTAAAAATTTTTCAAATATATGTCAGGCGGTTACACTTAAAGGTAAAAAGTGTACGTTTAAAGCATCTTGTGGTAATTTTTGTAAAAAACACGCACCTAAAAAATAAATGTAATGTAATAATAAATGTTAGATCAAGAAACTCTCAGACCTGTTATAATATCTATGGCCCTTTATCTCGCAATTTCACAAATTGTTCCAGAAATTTTTAAAAAACCAACCAATATTAAGATCATAGATGACATCGTTGCCATGTTAATCGCACAAAGAGGTTCACTTACTTCCGGTACTATTCTCACTGGACTTATTGTGTTGATTACCAATTATGTTAACGACGAATTCCTCTAAAACGTTTTCCTTAGACGTTAATCTACGGGTTTTGGGGTGATCCATATATCGTATTTTTTTAGTATACGCATCTTCCATGAATTCCATAAGTTGTTCCATGTTTGGTTTTCCCCAAAGCATACCTTTTTTGTAAAGAAAATCATCCGCAGACAATTTCTGAAGTTCACAATTTATAGTGTATGGCGTTTCTATATATTCTGTTGCACCACCATAATCTGTTATGATTACAGGTTTGTTTCTTAATGATGCTTCTACGGCTCCCATTCCTACACCTTCGGATGAAGAAAAGCTTATGTAACAATCTGATTTACTATGTATTTCTTCCATAACTTCATCAGATACTAAATCATTTATTACTATAACGTTTGGTACAGTTATTTTAACTGGTTGTTTACACGTTGCTTTAACTATAAGTCTTGAATCTGGTTTATTAAGTCTTATAAATGCCTCTAAGATTTTATTAAAATTTTTCCTTGGATCATAAACGTTACCAATATGGTAAAATGTATAAGGTCTATTATCTGGTATATGTGCATGTATAACATAAAATTTTGTTTCAGGAAATTGTCTTTCAAAAATTTTTTTACAGAATTCACTTGGTACGGCTATTTTATCGAATAGTTTAAAAAGTTTACCGTAATCTTCGTGTACAGTTTCAGTTTCACACACTGTCATACATGCAACATTTTTTATTTTACTTTTGATTTCTGGTATTTTATCTAACCAATGTTTTACAGGAAGTGCAAAAATAAAAGCCGATTCTGATTCTGGTATATGTTCGTGTATTTCTATATACTTAGTATATCCTACTTTTGGAAATATGTCCATATATTTTTTACAGTGTTGTCCAATTCCACTCAGGAGAGTTGGACCGATGAATAACATTTAGTATAAAGATAATCTTTCTTTTATATATATTACATCATGGATAAACAATTTGAAGAAAGAAAAAAAGCAAGACTAGCAAATCGGGTACGATGGCGCAGAAATACAGAGGCTGGTCGTAGATGGGATGATGATGGTTCAGCCCCAGCTCCAGCTCCAGCTCCAGCTCCAGCTCCAGCTCCAGCTCCAGCTCCAGCTCCAGCCCCAGCTCCAGC